CATATCTTCCCAAGTTGTCGCTGGTGATGTTTGATCACTTGGAATATGAATTGAACCTTGCTTCCATCCTTCGAATGTTATATAGCTCATATTACCAAACATATCTAATGTTATTTGATTAAGAAAAGGATTCAAATTAAGATTCAAATGATTAAATGGAACAGAAAAAGGACTACCAAAATGGTCATATAATTTAGTTCCTTCAGGTGATAATTCGTGGAAAATTTTGTCTGGCCATGGTTCTGCGTAATTGGGCCAGAATGCATCATCAGGTGAATATTGACTTGCATAATTCTCTAATGGAACTGTATTACTTCCATGTGCATCTGCTGATATAGGTGTTAATTGTAAAGTACTCTGATAATCTTCATCCCCAAATGGACCAGATAGTGTTATTTGTGGAATATTATGTGTTATTTGATCCACAGTAAAATCTAAAATATTACTCGGATATTGTTCTGTTATTCCAGGTGGAACTGTAGTTGCTTCTATTGTCGGAACTCTATAATCACCATTCTCATCCATATATATTGATGACCTACCTGCTAATGATTTCAAATCTCCATAATAATTAACACCACCACCAAGTACACCAGCAATATCGTCTGTTCCTATATGCACAGACCCAAGTTTCCAACCACTAGTTTGTCCTTGATTAAGAAATGGAGATGTATTAAGTGATAAATGCTTAAATGGAACACTAAATGGACTATTAAAAGTATCATATAATTTAGTTCCCTCTATACCATCATATGTATGAAAAATATCTGTTGGATGTGTTTGTGCATAAGATGGAAAAAATGGATCAGTTGGTGAATGGGTGCTTGTATATGATGATATTGGTGGATTAACTAATGCACCATAAGCTCCTTCTGCTCTAGGAGATATATCAAGAGTCTCTTCTTCAACAACTCCATATTCTAAAGATGAATTCATACCCGCGATAGTATGTGATAATGGAGTTAATGTATAATTAAGTGGATCACCTATAGCATATTCAGATACTCCCATATCAACTGTAAATCCAAGTGGTGGTCCTCCTGGCGGAATAAATCCTTGTCCTTGTTGAGTTCCATCCATATAATCTGTTACACCATATGGACCTCTATCGGGTGGTTGAGTATTAAGTGGACCAAATTCACTTTCCATATTTACTAGAGCTGATTCGGCTGGTCTATAAAAAGATTTATTTCCTGTAACTATGTCTCCACGAACCGTATATGATTGTGGATTGTCATTTGGGTAAGTTCCAGATCCTATTCCATCATCATGTATAGAATGTTCCGTTTGATGTGGAAATAATTTATCCTTAGTAGAACCATGAACACCACCTTTATTTGGATCAATATCAGTATCATCACCGATTTTATTATATTCAGTCCATTTAAAGTTTTCTAAGTTTTCTGTTAGTTTTACTATACTCATTTATTATCTCTGTTGAAATGCACTTTCTGTTGCCGATTTTTGTCGTCTTGCTTGATCTGTTACTAATTCTGATGTCGGTTGTTTTGCTAATAATGATATTACTGCATCTAATTTAGATTCCATTTTAGAATTGTCTATGTTTACTATTGATTGTTGTTGATTATTCATTGATCCCATAAGATTTGGTGCTGCCATTACATCATCATTTTTAGATAAATTATATAATCCACCTTCTTTTGTGGATATTTGAGTTTTACCTTTTGCTGGACTCATTACGTCACCCGCCGTTTGAAATTTTGTAATTGCTCCTGCTGCTAATGTTCCCATACCAAGTCCAATTCCAGCTCCCCACGCGGCACCTATTCCAGCTTTCGCCAATCTGCCCGGAGCTAAACCTCCGAGTATAAATCCTACAAGAGCACCTACTGCAGTAAGAGTTCCCACAATTATTCCAAATTTTAACATCCACCCCTTTTTAGATTGTTCGGTTGCCTCAGATTCCGTTTTCATAAATTCTGCTAAATTTGCACCACTCAATCCAATGGCATCTCCTAATGACCTACGTTGAACTACACTCATTTTAGCAAATTCAGCTTCTCCACCTGCCTGTATTTTAACTTCTTTCATCATAGCAGCTAAATCACCACTATATGCTAATTGACGCGCTTTATCAAAATTTATTTGACGACCAAGTAATACTGATGCTTCCATTTCTGCGGCTATTGATGATTCCCAATCTAATAATTTATCTGCTACTGATGCTGTTGCATCTAAACTTAATCCCATACCTGCGGCCTGTTTAGCGGCCTCTTTCATATTTTCACCACCATCTTTTGCATAGTCTGCAAATAAATCTGCATGACTGGCGATATCTGCCATAACTTTGCCAGCTGCTAATCCGTCATTTATAAATTCTTTCATCCACTTGGCATTTTGTTCACTTGCCTGTTCTTTTGATAATCCAGTAATAGATTCTTGTAACATCATTACTTTTGCTAAATCAGCGGCTTGTGCTCCACTCCAAAAAGCTTGCCATTTCATACTAAAAAGTAAGGAATTACTTACATCTCGTAAACTACCAAATTCATCAAGAACTGCCTTAGTTTCTTCTTTAAAAAGTAATGCTCCTGCATTAAGTTCACCAAAACCAACACCTAATTCTCGTGCAAAATTAAATGTCGATACTGCCCAACCAGCTATTGCCGTACCAACTGCTATGGCTCCGATGCCTAATTTTCCCGTCCCTTTTTTTGCAGATGATATACCCTTTTTGTGCTCAGCATATTGTTCTGATACTTGAGTTTTACTTAAATCCTGTCCAGCTTTCTCTTTTTGAAATTCATTCCAGTTTAGTACATCACCAGTCGAACCACTCATTGATGAAACTAAATCATTTGCAAGATCCTTACCTTTCCCTTTTTTTGCAGATGATATACCCTTTTTGTGCTCAGCATATTGTTCTGATACTTGAGTTTTACTTAAATCCTGCCCAGCTTTCTTTTTTTGAAATTCATTCCAGTTTAGTACATCACCAGTCGAACCTCTCATTGATGAAACTAAATCATTTGCAAGATCCTTACCTTTAGTTTTAAAATCTAACTTCGAAGCAATAACATCACCAAAAATTGGAATTCGCCTAATCATATCATCCATAGCATCAAATGGCTTCTGAATTAAATCTCGCTGAGCTCCCATAACGTCATTTATTCGCTTTAATTCGTTCTGTTTTTCCTTTGCCATTCTCAATGATAATTCTTCATTTTTCAATCCAAGACGTTGAGCTTCTAAAATATCTTCGGTAAGATCCAAATTACTAAAATTTTCTGTTCCAACTCGTTCTACATTCTCTATTACATCTTGCCATCCTTTTGCAACATTTTGAATAAGACTAATTGATTTTTTTGATAAAACTGTATTCTTTTTACTTAAAGACGCGGTTTTTGCCATAGATATATTTAATGAATTGGTAACAGTGGTCAAATCTCTTCCACTGCCATAAATTTCCTTAAAACTTGATACTATCCCCTTAGATATATCACTAAAGTTTGAAAGTGACTTAACTGAATCATCTGTCATACCAGATAATAATTTTATTTGGTCTTTAACATTACCTATATCCTTATTTAAGTTTTCCCATAAAGCACCATTATCTTTAATATGTTTTCTGGTTTGTTTGTTTAATTTATTCCAATCATCTTCCGATGGAAAATTAAATCGTTCCCACTCTTTTTTGCCTGCCATCAACTATCTCTATTCAATAAAAGAAGATATTGGATTATCTTTTATGTGTTGCTCTAACTCATCTCGTAAGTTATTATATTTCTTTCTAATACGTTTAATTTCTGGATCATTTTCTAACGATTTCATCGCTTTCTTACCACGTTTTTTTGCAACGACACTAAAAAAATTATCTAAAAATTCATTTAAAATTTGTTCGTTTTTTATCTTATACTTTGGCATTATGTTTTCTCCGAATTGAAGTGTAACTAATTGAAATGTTCTCTTATATAAATATCAAAGTAACCAAAAAATATTACTTACGTCGGGGTTTTTTAATAGATGGACCTCTCGTATTAGATTTTTTCATTTGTTTATTGTACGATGATTGTTCGTCTTTGTATTGCTGTTCAAGCCGTTTTAGATAATATAGTCTCAGATATATTGGCATATTATAGACTTCATTGAATGTGAATCCACCTTTGGAATTATATATTAAGGTGAATATTTGGTTGTGTATATCTGGTTTATCTTGAGGTCGAAGGCCAAAAAAACGTGGCGGTTACTGGAACCGCTACCTCCTCAACTTCCCCATTGTCAAGTTCTACTGTAAAGGATAAATCTACGTCTGGTGTTATTGTTGTAAGATATACTCTATATGCAAATGAATCTATTGAAAGAAACTCATTATCAACAAATGAATTTATCACACTGTCATCGCGATTTCCATCTACTGCTATAATAGATGATTTTAATCGTGTTGTAATTTCTGGATCAATTCCTGTACTCTTTGAAATTTTCTTTAATGCTTTTAATTGAGAATCATTTGCCTTCTCATCCCTCTGTGTGAGTAATTTAAAGGTTAATTTTCTCTTTGATCCAGGTAACTTAAAATCAAATTCATTCTTACCCTTTTCATAATCATTAAAATTTATTTTTTTATTTTCAAGTGAAGTTAAGTCAACAGTTTCATCTCTTTTATTACCACTACTTGGATCTACAAAGTCAAATGTATAATCCTTACCATATGCAAGAACTCTTGCTGCTACCATAATTGCATTCTTATCTCCAATTAAAATATCATCAAGGTCTACATCAGAAACTACTAATGCATCTAACAATTTATCTAATACTATTCCCTTCTGAATTAAATTTGTAGATGTCAAAATATCTTCTTCTCTTGCTGTCATGTATTTAACTTCTACTTCCCCACTTGATAATGGATTGTCCTCTGGGTAAAAATATCCCTTTGAAGGCAAACTAATCATTTCAGTAGGAAACTGGCTCTTTTCTTTTGCCATATCTATTCTCCTATGTATTTATATTATACTAATAACCAATTATTACTAAAACTTATACTGGGTACTCTGTTAGGAATACCCAGTTTTAAACTTACTTACTACTTACCGGATTTACCGACTGCATCTCTAACGGAATAAAGACCGAATGATGCTAATAATGTCCAAACAACTTCTGGTACTTGATCTACGTAACCTGTCGCTTGTAAGACACCGATAACACCTGCAATAACTGATGTCCAAATCGTTTTTGACTGATACCATGCTTTATCTTGTAATACTGCCATAATTGACTCCTATTGTTGTTGTTAAAAATTTAAGCTTGGATGTTGTTTCTTATGATGATTATAACACAAAACAACTCCACCTACTTTGTTCCGAACATGATAATCTACAACTTTTTTTACTGGATTATTTTTGCCCGTAAATTTCTTTAATATCTCATTCATCATTTCTTTATTGTGATGTACGTGTAAATCTTTACTACTACCACATTCTTTACACTTAAAACCTGCCCTTTTTAGAATTGGATATTTCCATTCTTTGTATAATTTGTTAGAAGCGTATACTCTTGCTGATAATGGTGAGGTTCCACCTTGCCACTGTGAAGAGTCTTTTCCGTATAAAACTTTAATATTCCCATCTTTCCATTGTTTTTTCATTTTAACTGAACGAGATTTTCTACCTTCAGATGATTTGGCTTCTTTTAATAACCCATCACAATTTTTTCTTACTCGTTCATCTTCAATAGTTAATCCAGCATTCCAAACTTTTCTTTCACCATTCTTAAATTGTTCTCTACGAGTTTTAGATGAGTTATCTATTGCCTTTTGGTTATGTCCCCAGTTATTTTTTATTCTTGCTATGTGTCCCTGTCTATATTCTCTAAAACCATGTCCTATCCAATTGGTTTTCTCACCACAACCACATTTACAGGTTGGATATTCACCATTCAAGTAAAATTTAACATAAAAATCTTGCGATTTAATTTTATGAGTTCTACCGTTATGTTTTCTTAACGAATCATATGATTCAAACTCTCTATTACAATTACACTTAAACACAATCACTTAAAGTAATACTTTAATCAAAATTGTAAAATCGCGTAGTCATATCTCAATGTAAGAGTTACATCAACGGGATCAGTTGTATTTGACCAATCCAAATCACCAAAAGTAGCGTTGGTAATCCAAGTACCTTTAAGCGTCCATTCTTCAACTTTATCACCTACAGGACCAAGAACGTTAATAGTTACATCCTTCTTATAGAAATCTGTATATCCATCACGACCTGTTACTGATTCATGCCCTAAACGAATCCATTCCATACACGCCTGTGCTGCTGATGGGACTACCGGATCATAAAGAGTAATTTCAAGTTCTTCCCACGCTCCCTTTCCTTTAACATATCGTTTTACGTTAATGTGATCTAATTCTATTGTTTCAAATGCAATTGTAGGTCTATTCGCAGTCTTAATAAGGTAAGCTGGAATACCCTCAATGTACATGATGTATCTGTTCTTCGTTTTTGGTTCAAACGGAGTGAACATTATTTCTGACGGGTCTAATAGCTCTGGCATCTCTTGTCTCCAATTAAATTTTATTTTCTTCTACTATAAATATCAAATTTCTAAAAAATCATTATATTCATTTTTCATAGTTTTATAGAAGTTTTTAATTTCTACTCATATATAAATATAACAAACAACAAAAAACTCCTCAAAAAATTAAACTATTAATTCATATTTTAATTATACACAATTTTTCTATTTGAGTTGACCGGGCTTTATTAGAGCATGCTCTATCACAAAATAATTTATTTTCTGGTATTTCTTTTTTACAATATTTACATAAGTTATTCATATTATCATCTATCCTACACTAATTATAACTATAATTATAGGTAAATTACAAAAACTACCTAATTAATTTAACTTTTTTGTATAAGAAACAAAAAACCCCAAATATAAAATCTGGGGTTTCTCTTTAACTGCTGTTTGATTTATAGTTTTAACTTGGGAAAACCGCTCCTGTTGGTAAAACGCTGAAGTCCAAAACAATAAATTCTGCCGTTCGAGTTGGTTGGATAAAAATTTGTCCTACCAACTGGTTTCTGTCGACTACATCAGGAGTATTATTACTGTCATCCATAACTACCTTAAATGCTGATAAACCACTGTTTGCCTGTACTGATTCTAAGAACGGATTCACAATGTTCAAGAAACGATTTCTCGTCGCACTTGTATTTTGTTCGAAAACCAAGTATCTACTTGAACTTGCAATGAACTTCTTCAACTTGATTAACAATCTACGAACATTCACACGATCAAGTGCTGATGGTCTTGCTTGGAGTGTTTTTTGTCCCCAAACTACTACACCTTGACCTGGGAATGAAGCGATTGGATTAACTCTATCTTCATAAAGAGCATCTCTTTCTTCGTGAGTCAATCGTGTTTCAGCTTGTAATACCGTTGTCAATCCACCACGATTCAAACCTGCTGGTGCGAACCATTCGTGTGCTACTTTATCTGTGTAAGCTATTACACCAGGTAACACTACTGAAGGTGGAACCCAAACTGGAAGTGCTGTATTCCTATCAACAATCTTTACCCAAGGGTAATAAGTTGCTGTATAATTACTATCAAGTGAAGTAATCGCGTTTGTTGCAGTTGATATGGAAGCACCCTTAATTGTACAATCTAATACATAAAATGCATCGCCACGCTCTTCACATTTGGCAATTGCATAATTCGTAATTTTACTATGTAATCCGTGAATAATACCAGGTGTTACCAACATATTGATATCAAATTCATCAGGATTACTGATTGCATTAATTGCTTTCTTATAAGCAGTTGAACCAGCAGTTGATGAAGTTGAACAATCAAATCCTTGTGTATTTGTATTCACAATATCAGCTCCTGTGTATTTAGGTGCTGCTGGATTTATACTATCGAATCCACCTTGAAATGGAACAACGAACTTTCTCTGTTTAATATGAGAAAGTGTAAGTGTTACCTTTTCAGTTCCATCCGAATAAGTATCAGTACCATATCCATGATTGCCAGAAGTTGTACCGTTAAAATCCTCAATACTCATACTGACTTGTGAACCAGATCCAAATGAATTATGTGGTGCTAAATACTGCCTTGCATCTATATTTGAATAATCATGTCCATAAGGTACATCATCATCATATTCATTTGATGCATTTGACTGTGAAGCTTTAAATGCCCATACTGGTACAGATGAATCATCACTACCAAATGGATTCCTAATTGCTTTATGTCCCATTGGAACTACCGTTACTGGTACTTCTCTATTAGATATTGCTGAATAATCAGATACATAAATATGTTTAGACAGATTTGGCCAATCACCATTATAAGTGAGTTTACCATCTGAATCTATTGTTACATACCTATCACCAATTCGTCTTGCAAAGAAATTAGGACTTGTAGGATTAAAATTCAAATTATCCCATTGTTCTATTGGATTACCCTTTAACAGGTCATTGTTAGACATATTATCATCCAATCCAGTTTCTCTTAATTGAACTGAAAATGAACCAAAATCACTACCTGCAATTGTACCTGCTTTCTTAATATTCAAAATAACAATCTTAAATTTGTTATTTACATCACTACCATGTGAACGAGAGTTAACTTTAAATAAATCATATCTACCACCATTAATCAACTGTGATTGAATTTCTGGTGTTACTGCATTTTGATATGTTATTCCTAAACTCAAAGTTCCATCTACTACAGATACGGTATCACCTGATGAATATCCTTGGCTACTTTGTGCATATTTAAAGTTCTTATACAAATATGATGATACAGTATTTTGACCAGACTTTTGAACTTGTGCATCTGAACTAAATACTTCATCAATATATGTATATCCAGTAGGTATAGTACTTCCTGTATTAAATGAAATTTTATATACATTCTGTGAACCATCTGCTGTTAAACTTTTTTCACCCCAATTACTACCACTAAGTGTTAATGTAGCTGCGTCCCAATTACCAGTAATAGTACTTCCTTCTAAATCTGCAGTTCCATCTGAACCACCACGAGATGGTGCTAATAGTGCAACTGTTTTACCACCTGTTGCTGATGCTCCACCTGCAAGAGTGGTAGTTGTACTACCAGATTTAAAAGTAAAACTATTTGCTGCCGTACCTGCACTGGACCCACTTATCGAAATAGTTGCTGTTGTTCCTATTCGAGCTACAGTAACACCCGTTCCCGATACAGTACCTATCTCTGTTACCAAGTTTGCAATACCGGTACTACCAGTCGCTGCTAATGAACTACTTCCTACGAAAAAGTATGTATTTCCAACATCATCTGGAACTGGTTCATTTGATGCTACAAAATTATAAGTCGTTGCGCCACTACCAACAATTGTAAATGTATCACCATCAGACATATCTGTAATGTGAACTGATGCTGATGCGTATGTGGCCGATGTTGCGGTTCCTACCTTAATTGCAAGACTATCAACTGAATAACCGGCTGTGTTTAACACACGAATTATTGTTACAGTTCCTGCACTTCTTAAATATTGTTCTACCGCGTACGGTGTGTAATAATTT